GTAACATTCTCCGCAATAACCTCGTAGTTTACATCAAGGCCAATAATACGGACAACCACACCATCGTCAGCTACGTTAGACGTGACAGTCATAGTCAAGCCTGTGGTAGGCTGTGTGTATGCTGTGTTATTCTCCCAGCAAGGGATGTAGCTTGTTCCTACGAGGGGATTGTAACCAAAGATGTTACGAGGTTCGTAGTCGTTTGACTCCCCCTTAGCTATTGCTAGTGGGTCATGTTCGTAGAGGTGCCTAGTCCACGTTGTCATCGGGATTAACCTCCGTGTTACCTACCTCTGGATCATACTCAAGTTCAGCAATGTCCATGAGGTCTTTGATAACCTCTGGGTGAGACGACACATCAATGTTAGCACCGTTAAGGTTACGCAGGAAGGCTGCAATCTCACGGAGGTCGTGCGGAGCCACATCACCAGCTTCAATAGTTGGCATGAGGTCATAGCTCAGACCGTTCAACTGCCAAAGACGTTCAACCAACTGTTTGTTGAGAACATCTACGATTGCTTGGATATAACTCTCAAGCGCACGGAGGAACAGGTCTGTCTTCGACTTGGACAGGGCATAGGAGCCACCAGATGTACCAAGAAGAAGGAACTCAGAAAGTACAGAACGGGCAATGTCATGCTGGTAACGGTTAATGATAGGGTTAATATCAATGTTACGTTTACCGTTAGATGCCATCAGTTCGATGTCTACTAGACGTGTGTTAGTTGGGGCACCATCTTTATCAGGATAGGTATCCGAGGGAAGGATGATGTAACCTTGTTCATTGAACTTTACATCACGAAGGATTTGCTGTAGGTTGTTAACGAAACTAGATTGTGCAGCAGAAGCATCACCAGACAGATACTCAGCAGGGATACGAGCAACAGGGATACCAGCTAGTTCACGTTCAACTGCGATAGCTTCAATGGCTTGTAGGTTGTTAAGGTACTCGTAAGAAGTGTAAGCGTTACGAAGAATAGAACGACCAGAGGGATCACCATTGATTGTAGTTGTACGGTAGTAGAGAGACTTGTTAGTTGGGATGTAGTTACGGCCACCCATGAAGCCTACATCTTGTTCTACGCCAAGTACGTCACCAGTCTTCTGGTTTACATCAAAGCGACTAATAGTCCAAGGCGCACGACAAGCAATCTTACGTACACCAATACGACCATCAGAGAACTTAGAGTTCTTCTTGTCGGAACGAGAGGTAGGACCTTCACGACGCTTGTAGACTACTTCAAACCAACCAAACCCGTAGGATAGGAACGACAAAGCCTCAGAAATATGGTCGTCGAGAGTGTGATCCATGTCGTTAAGGACACTATCTACAAACTCAGCTTCCAGCTTGGCTTCTGGACTATCGTTAGCAGGCTTAACGTGGAGGTCTACATCACGAAGGATTTGCTCAACAGAGTACATGACAGCACCAACTGTACTGTCATTGTCCCGCATCTGGCGGAAGGTCTGAATGGCCTTACGGCCCCTCAGTTCAGGCAAAAACTCGTCGGCTCGAATTTGTCCGTTGCGGGTATTATCGCCAGCTACGCCAAGGGTGGCTTTAGCTTTTGCCTCTGAGAGTTTCTTCGCCATGATACTTATTGCTCTTCGCTATATTTATGTCTGAGGGAAGGACTTGTAAGTTCCAAGGAACGTGTAACCCACAAACATTTTCGCCAGCAAGGGGTACAATGTGATCTACGTGATACTCGTCTCCAGTCAGCATACGACACTCTTTACTGTGTTCGTAAAACCGAAGGATTTCTTCCCGATGATCTTCGGTCAACCAAACTGGGGTTGCCCGTCTCTTATTCGCACGATAGTTTGCGGTATATGCAGCAGCTTTTTCTGGGTTTTGTTTGGACCAGTCCAACTTACGTTGGATTTCAGCTTCCTTGTTTTTTGAGTAATAGTTCTTCGAGGCTTTTCTAGATACGTGACGATTGGCCTTCCCATAAGCCTTCGTCCGAGCTATAACCTCATCTCTGTTTTCTAGGTATCTTTGAGACTGACGGACTTTCTCGCAAGATTTGCATACGTTTGAGTGACCATCTTTCATTTTAGGGGACTTGTAAAATTGGTCAAGACCCTGCATAATTTCACCCTTGACACAAGAAAGCCCCTTACTGCCTTTACAAGGCTTCATCTAGAAAGTCCTTTCGCACTACTGTAGGCAAGAGTTAGCTTGGGTTTAGCATAGCCATTCAGCATTAAATCTGTCAAGGCCCAAACCATTGCGTCGTATCGGTCAGGAGACTTTTGCCTTCCCATAGGCTCAAAGGTGGTCATTTGCACCTCCAAGTCAATAAGGCTCGCACCATCCGAGGGATTCCTGACGTGCTTTACTTTTCCTTGCTCGTATAGTGCTGATATAGGCTCAGCCCTAGCTATTTTTGCAGAGGAAGCGTGTACACCCCGTAAAGGCAAGTTTTCATCAATAGTCTTAAAGAGAACTGGTATTAGGTCTTTACCTTGGTTGCTTTCGTATACGATACGGGAGGCAAACTTTTCGTGGTAAAGTTCAACGGCTTTACTTGCCCAAGTTTCAGGGGAGGCTTTTAGTGTGTAGTCCCCCAGAACATACGACACCCCGTTCACATCTATGCCCGCAACGACAATACCAGTGCTATCCGATTCTACATTAGATGTAACAGCAGGGTCAACGGCTACAACAACTCTCACAAGATCAGGTACGTCTTTTTCATCAACCTGACAAGCGTCAATCATATCAGATGTCCAGAGTGCGCCATCGTTCTCTGTGAGAACCTCTGCATAAAGCTCCTGACGACCTAGACGTGTACCTTCGTACTGTTCCTTTACCGCAGTAAGGTATGTACCTGCAAGGTTAGCTGAGTTATCAAAAGTGCTACCGGTTGTGATATAAGTTTTGGGGTCTTTTATAAGCTTACGCACAAGGGTTGTAGATTTTGGTGTAGTTGTCACACAAATACGTGGGTGCTTACCAAGTCGGAGGCAAAACTGCAACATATCCCAAGTCTCGTCAGCTTTATTCCAAGCTGCAAGTTCATCAGCCCACGCACAAGAAAACTGGGGTCCACGAAGACGTTCAGGTTCCTCAGCAGAGTAAAACTCTACTTTAGCCCCGTTTTCCCACGTAAGGGTTCTTTTGGTGGGCGACCACTCAGGAAACCCCATCTTCTTACCTTTGTAAGTCTTGTCACCCTTCCAGCAAGTGTTGAGGAAACCAGATTCCCCTTTAACCATAACTCGTTCAATGTCAGAGTTAGTGGAAGCTACAGCAGCAATCCTCTTGTGGCCCAACTTAACTTGTTCACGTACCCACTCAACACCAGAACGGGTCTTGCCGAACCCACGACCACAATTCAGGAACCAGACGTTCCAATCAGACCCATCAGGCTCTAGCTGGTTGTCCCTAGCCCAGAAGTTCCAGTCATGCTTAAGTTCTTCAACTCTAGCTGGACCTAACTCCTTAAAGAGTTCTTCTACCTTCTTAGGTGGTAGCTGACGTAAAGTCTCAGCCGTCAGCTTTCTCTTCGTCGTCTTCGTCGGGGGCATCACTATCAAATCCTAGTAGACCCATCATAACGTCAACAGCACTCTCGTCATATTCGGGGTCGGTGTCTTGTTCAGCTTCAACGACAGTCTGTGTGGGAGACCATCCACCCTTACTACGAAGGAATAACTCTTGGGACTTGAAGTCACCCTCTAGGGCTTGGTCAATGACCTTCTTACCTACTTGTCCGTTAATCCTAGCTCTCTCAGCATGGATAGTGTCACCGTAAGTGCTGTACATAGTGGAGAGAGACTTAGGAGCATCCTGTAGGTGCTGCATAGAAGCAATCATGTCACGGATACCGACACCACCTTGAATACAGTTCAAGATGTGCTTCTCTACATTCTTACTGTAAGGTAGTTTCTTAGACATGTTTTAAGCCTGTTCACTTCGTTCACTGTACGACAATAACGATATATTACTTAAGTGGGTAGCCGAAGTCCTCACTTATAAGTTACCCTATAATCCCATCGGCAAGACGACAATCCAGTTTACAAAACAGTGTAGTTGTAAGTCTTGGTTGGGATAGGGATAACGTAAGAGACTCTTAAGTTTATAACTTACGTCTCTAAACTGTACTAGTTTAATTAACTAGATAGTGTTGCATACTTAAGTATGTATCTTAAGTTTCTTACCATAACCAGTTAAAC